AATACTGTTTGGGGTATGAAAGAAAATGAAGAGAATTATTCTACACCACCTATTAATTATTTAACTCCTAATAAATTTATTAAGGCACCTAATGGTTGTGTATCTACACAATTTATGCGTAATAGAATGTATGAAGTTTACTTTCCATGGTCACACGTAAAGGTAAATCTAACTAAGAATAAATTTGCTGATGAAGTAGATAGATTTGCTGGTTGGAGTCACAATGCTCATTACTATGGTGCAGTAAAACATCATGGTCCTTTTCACGATATTATTATGGAAGAAAAAGAAGCATGGGGATATCCTGACAAACCTGTAATGCAAATATCTTTACCTATTATGTTATTTACTGATGACCCAGAAGTATGGATGGATGTTATTCCTTCAGATAGAAATACAGGTAAGAATTTACCTATATCTACTATTCCAGGATTTATGCCTATTTATGGTTGGTCACGTGGTTTATCTTGGGCATTTGAGTGGACTGATATGAACAACCTAACAGCAGAACTACATCACGATACAGTAATGTTTAACTTGTTATTCAGTAAACCTGTAAAAATTAAATATGTTGAATGGAACGAAACATTCAGCAAACAGTGGAATCAGATAAGTCAATCATCTGTAAATAGAAGAGACACAAATATGCTCTATCCTCTTGCATTAGAGAGAAGACCTAAGAAAGTTATGCCTAAGAAAAAATGGTTCTCAAAGTAAAAATAATAGATGATGTATTTCCTGAGCGTGTATTTACACGTGTTAGAGACATGCTTAGAAGACAAGCTAAAAACTTTCCATGGACAGAAGAATTTGGACGTTATGGAATAAATGATTTTGAATGGCTACCTTTAAAAACTTACACACAAAGATTAAGAGATTTAGCAAGAGAAATATTTGATAGTGAAACATTAGAACCTAGCTATTCTATGTTTGCTCACTATGAGACACCTAAAGCTAGTTTGTTAAAGCACAAAGATAATAATGCTTGCACATACACTTTAGATATTTGTTTATATCAAAATACTCCATGGTCTATATGGGTAGAAGATAAAGAATACTTTTTAAAAGAAAATCAAGCATTGGCATTTTATGGTGAAGACCAAGAACATTGGCGTGAAAACTTTCCTGACCCAGAAACAAATGAAGTGGGACAAATATTTGCACATTTTGTTGAACCTACTCACTGGTTTTTTAAAGGTAAGTATGATGAAAACTTACGAGGTGTAATGTGAAATCAATAAAAGCAAAAAATATAACTTTTAAAACTCAAATACCTGCATTAGTAGATTTAATGCCACCTGTTCCTGCAAGTCAAATGATACCTGAGTGGTTTCAAAATTTAGCTATGGATTTACCTAGACCAGACCATAAACCATTTCCTGTGTTGGGTCCAATAATAAAATCTTGGTCATCACATACAATTAAAAAGTGTCCTGCTGTAGTTGATTATTTTACTGAGGGTTACATAATTCCTTTATGGTCTGATATCTTTATACAAAGATATGGACAAGAGTTTCATTTTGAAACTAATCATGACCAAGGTATTGGAAGTACTATAGAATTTCATAACAACGACCAAGTTAAAACTTATCCATTTAAAAGAAATGATTATAAGAATGCAGTAAAGTTCACAAGTCCATGGTTCTTTTACACACCACCAGGTTGGAGTACGTTATTCCTTCCACCATTACTTCACCCCAATGATGACTACACTTTATTCCCTGGAATAGTCGAAACAGATAGTTTTCATCAAGTTAATTTTCCAAGTATATGGCATTCAGAAGGTGACAGAATACTGAAAAGAGGTTCTGCTTTCTTACATGTAATACCTTTTAAACGTGAAAAGCATAAGCATATAGTTGAGGAATTTTCTCAGAAAGATTATCAAAACAACACTAATGAGTCTTTTAGGCTTAGAAGTTTAATGACTAATGGCTACAGAGACTTAACTAGAAAGAACAGGAAGAAATGGAAGTAATTAAATTTGGACCTGTAAGAGATGATTTTGTAGGTTTTGATGAAATACTACCTCAACCTGCAAGTAATCACCCACCTAAATGGTTGAAAGAAATGCCTAATCATATGACAAATGGTGACCCAAATACAGAATTACTTAGACAATTAGATTCATCTACAGTTAAAAGATGTCCTAGTTTCAGAGATATATATAAATATGGAATTGTAATTCCTGCACCATGTGATATATATATAAACATAACTCATAATGAATGGGAATGGAGAACTCCTTCTAACATAATAGAACTCGAATATCACTCCGATTTTCAATTTAAAGACTATTATCCAGACAAAAGAATAAAAGGAGTATTTAAAATTAAATATCCTTTAATGGCTATAACTCCACCAGGTTGGAGTATTATGCAAATTCCTTTACTTTGGCATCATAATCCAGATTGGTATTTTGCATGGGGTATATTAGATTCAGACCAATATCATGATTTAAACCCACAATTAATAATTACTTCTGAAGAAAGAGAATTACTAATTAGACAGGGTGAGCCTTTATTTTATTATTACCCAATTAAAAGAGAAGAATGGAAAATAGAAATGCTAGAGCATGAAGATGTTCTTGCTAAACTTAAAGAGACTAGGTGGAAACTTAATACAAGATTTGCTGGTCGTTATTACAAAAACATTAGGAGAAAAAAGTGAAAGTTTGGATAGACCAAGATTTATGCACAGGTGATGGATTATGTGCAGAAATATGTCCTGAAGTATTTGTAATGAAAAATGATGGTCTTGCTTACGTACAAGACTATGAAAAAGTTTATAGTGCTATAGATGGAAACCCACAAGGTTCTGAAGGACGTGCTGTTGTTCCTATAAATAAAATAGAATTAGTTAAGGAAGCAGCAGAAGAATGTCCTGGAGAATGTATTTTTTATGACGAATAATAAAAGATTAGAATATGAATTAATTAAAAAAAGTAATCTAATAGATAGAGCTCCAATGAGCACAACGAGCGATAATAAATATCACGTAGATGATTACGATAAGTGTGAATGTGGCTGTCGTGAGAGTGACTGATAGTATTTTTTATCTTTCTCCATTAATTCATCAAACTCTTCTTTAGTTACATAACTAGAAATACCAGCTCTCTTACCACCTTCTCCTTCAATGTCTTTTTCATATAAATGACATATTAATGGATAACTTACTGCTGGAACTAACAACGTAAATCCTTCTTTTTCTAGATTGTAAGTTTGTATAGGTTCTTCACTCCAAAATATAGAGTTTTTATCCACTCCCCTACCACCCCAACTACTATCACCAAAAGCAAAACAAGCAGAAAACTTACTAGCAACTAAGTGAAACTTACTATTTGTTCTACATGGTTCCCAATTCTTTAACCAATCTACAGGTTCTTTTTTACTGTTCCATTTTGGATATAGAAAACCAGGCTCTAATGCTTTTCTGATACCATTTTTAGATATATATGGTGGTGCAATACCAGTCAGTATTGTTTTATCACTACAACCCTTTAATAAATCTATTAAGAGTTCATCCCAATGTAATTGAAACCACGAATGTGCGTCTATCTGCAGTACATAATCTTCGCCGTTATACATAGAATTAGCCTTATATCTTGCTCTACCTACTCCTAAATGAGCCTTATTAAACGTTTCTAGCTCTAATCTAAAGGTTGAGCGAGAACTAAGCCTATCAGCGTAATCTAACAATTCTTGCTTTGCTACATCAGTTTTATAGTGTAAATAAACACCAAAAACTAATCTTTCAGGATACTTTGCTTTATATATTGCGTCTTCAATAGTATGGGATAGTTCTGAATCATCTAAAGATGCTATTTGTATAAATACCATTGGTTTATTCATCTTAATATAGAATAATAGCATGGAAGAAAAGCTAAACAATTTCCCAGAAGGGACTAAAAGAAAAGATGTTATTGAAGAACTTATTGACCATGATGATATTAGAGAGATTGTTTTAAAACAATTTAATTATATGAGAATCAATGGTATTAACTTAGTTCAAGATGCAGATGATTTAGTTAATTTGTATCTAAAAATAGCTAAGAAATTTCCTGCATAAAATACTAGGAAAATCACAACAATATAGTATAGTAATAATATAGTAATTCACTACGGAGGAACTAATGGCTGAAGAACAGCAAAATCCACAAGGTCGTGAATTAAGTACTGAAGAATTAGTTAAAATTGCTAATTCATTAAATGCACAAGTGCAACAACAGAACTTAATGATTCGTGACTTAGGCGACAAAGTTGCCAAAAAAGAAGTAGAGAATTCGCAACTCAGGGCTGCGATAACTCAACTACAAAACAGAGGTGGCGCACCTCAAAATGTGCCAGCCGAAGATGGAGGAATAACAGAGGAGGAGTAAGTGGTATCACTTAACGAATACGCTAAAAGTGACAAGACTTCTACAGGGTATCAACCTTGGAGAAAAAAGTCGGAAGAAAACATGAAAGCATGGGAAGAGGCAGTTACTGGGTTTCAGAGTGGAGAACATTCTATATCAACTATTGTAAGATGGTTGCAATCTCATAAAAACTGTCCTTTGTCTGATTCTACTATTAGAGGTCAGCTCAAAGCAACATTGACTCAACCTGATGGATAATTTAGAAGATTTTGCAAAATCCGAAAGGGCTATGCAAAATGCAAACAGACCGAGGCAAGTTCATCCTAAGGGTTGGGAACCTAGGGTTGATACTGCTAAAAAAGAAATAGTTTCTAGACCACAAAGTAAAGCTGGTAATCCTGCTGACCATAGATGGGATGAATATTTAAAAGATTTAGGATTTAATCCTGATGAATTTGAGATTATAGAACCATTTGAAATCAGAAGCTGGGATACTAACACTGCTGAAGGTAAAGATACTTTCTATTACTACAAAGCAAAAATCATTTCTAAGAACCTTATTAATGATAGAGACCATGATTATAAAGCTTTATTAAAAGAAATTAAAAATTCTAAACCTAAAGCTCAAAAAGTAACTGGTAAATCTAGCTTCATTGTCTGTCTCAGTGACTGGCAAATGGGTAAGCGTGATGGAGATGGAACTGAAGGTATTGTTAAAAGAATTAATCAGATGATACCCGATGTTACTGCTCAAATTAAAGAACTTAGAAAGAATGGTGTAGATTTAGCTAACTTATATGTCTTTGGATTAGGAGATATCGTAGAAGGGTGTGAAGGGTTTTACGACATGCAAACCTTTACAGTCGAGTACGACCTTCGTAGGCAAAAAATGATTGCTAGGAGATTGTTAGTAAAAGCTCTTAAAGAGTGGTCACCATTGTTTAAAAATGTAGTGGTAGCTTGTGTTCCTGGAAATCATGGTGAAAATAGAAATCAAAAAGGTAAAGCTTTCACCACATTTGGGGATAATTTTGACGTATCCTTATTTGACGAAGCACAGGAAATACTTGCAGAAAACCCTGCATTTGACCATGTAAAGTTTGTTATACCAGAGAATGAACTATGGATAACACTTGATGTATCTGACACAATTATTGGATTAGCTCACGGACATCAGTTTAGAACTGGTGGTAAGTATGCACATCAAAAAGCAGTTAATTGGTTATCTGGTCAAGCATTTGGTATGACAGAGATGGGTGATGCTGATATTTTAATATCTGGTCACTTTCACCACTTATTTGTAGTAAATGAAGGTAAGAGAACCCTTATGCAATGTCCGTCACTTGATGGTGGTTCAGACTGGTTTGAAAATATTACTGGTAAAAGTTCCTATGCTGGTACACTAACTTTTTCTATAACACCTGGAAAAAGCCAATTACCATGGGATAATTTAAAAGTAGTATAAACCACTACCTTTACAAATATAGGCTAGAATAATCGTATGAAATTAGATGTAATACGATTTCAATTCGGTGCAGATGCCACCAATTCTCTTTTATTTATTGATGGGGAATTTGAATGTTACGGATTGGAAGACGAATATAGAGAAGTAAAGGTTATGCATGAGACCTGTATTCCAGAGGGAGAATACGAAATAAAATTTAGAACAGTAGGCGGTTTCCACACTAAATATGCAGCTAAATATGGTGCAATGCACAAAGGTATGTTAGAACTACAAAACGTCCCTGGGTTCCAATTCATATTAATCCACTCTGGAAACACCGATGAGCATACCTCGGGGTGTTACATTGTCGGAGAAAGTCAACAAGATTTAGATAAAGGCAAAGATGGATTTGTTGGTTCTAGTGGAGATGCTTACAAAAAATTATATCCAAAAGTTGCTAATGCTTTAGAAAAAGGCGAAAAAGTAACTATTAAGTATTCAAACGTTAAAGATTTAATTATTCTACCTGATGTAGTATCTGACTTAAGAGGACAAATAAAAATCCTTGAATCAGCTGCAAAAGGTAGACGGATAATATAAACATAGGAGATTAACTATGAACAAAAAAGATATGGCCTATCTCAAAAATGCTGGAATTAGAGCTGGTAGAACATTTGTACAAGCATTTGTTGCAGTTATGATTGCAAACCAAGCAAATTTGTTTGAAGCCGATGTTATTATGGCCGCAATTGTTGCAGGAGCTTCTGCAGTAGTTTCTGTTATACAGAATGCTTTAGAAGACGCACCATTTGCGTTTATGTCAAAAATTCCGAAAGGTTAAGAATTCGATATAAAAAGTATCGGATAGGTACGCAACGAGCTTAATATGGCGGCACTAGTGTCGCCACTAGCTCCAAAAAAATCACATGAAGATATCAAAAAATCATCCTTTTGTTTTCTGCAACTATTGTGCAAAAAGCATAAAGACCAATAAATCACCGATGGTGTGCGATAATGTAAATTGTACACATTACAACGAACCTGTAGATAAGAATGGTGATTTAAAAAATGTATGAGTATAGAGCTACAATTCAGCGAGTGGTCGATGGCGATACTGTCGATTGTTGGATTGATTTGGGTTTTGATACACAAGTATTCAAACGTGTCAGATTTATTGGGGTCAATGCTCCAGAAACTCGTACAAGAGATAAAGCAGAAAAAGAACTTGGATTAAAAGCTAAGAACTGGCTTAAAGAAAAATTACCTGTTGGTTCAACATGTATATTACAATCACACGAATATGGGAAGTATGGTCGTGTTCTCGGTGAATTAT